GTTAACAAGAACCATGCATTAACGTCAGTCAAGAAGTGGTTAACTGTGTAACCTTCTGGAATTGTACCGTTATTGTTGATTGCGCTGATGTCATTGTTGTTAGTACCAACACGTAACTTAGTTTCAAGCAAACGAGTAGCAACGAACATTAATGCAGGAGGAACAACCAACTTGCGTGGCTTAGCAGCGATTAAGAGGCTACGCTCGTCAGTCCAAGCAGCGATTTGAATAACAGCAGCTTCCAAAGAAGTTTCATTCAAGTCTACTTGAGTTGTAGGAGTGTTAGCGTTAGTACCGCCAGATACGAGAGCATGGTTTGTAGCAAACAAAGGAGAGTTATCGCCACCTACGTAGCTTGAACTAAAACCGTTGTTTAACACAGATGCAGCTTTAACTTGCTTAGTGTACGCCATACCACGAGCTAATGCTTTAGTGTAACGAGCAGACAATGAGTCATACAAGTTATCTTCAATTGCTTCTTCAGTAATTGAGAATCCTAAAGCAATGGTTTCGTGTGAGTAACGAGTTGTCCAAGCTTCTTGTGCATTGTCATAAGCAATCGCAGCGCCTTCAGACTTAACTGGGGCAGCTGAGAAACCTGACAACTTAGTTTCTTCTTCGAATGAACGCTCAGAACTCTCGATTTCATAAAGTTCTTTGTGCTCTTCACCATAACGTGCATACTCAAGACCAAACAAGGCATTGAGGCCGGGTAATAACTCTTTTAGGAGTTGTGAACGTGAAATAGCCATTTTTTAGCTCCTTGATTAGTTAGTAGTTCCGGCAGACTGATAATACGCATGTACGCCAAAGTTTAATTTGACTATACAATCTGTATAAGCATCGCCAGGGTTAGATGGGAAGTTACCACCGAATGTTGAGTTATCGTTAACTAAATCAACGATTTTGCAAGCTAAAGCTGAAGTATTAGCAGCTGAAGAAGCTAAAGCAACAACGGAGTTACCTGTACTTGTATTACCAGTAGTGCTAGAAGTACCACCAGTAAAGTTAGCCAAAGCGATTGTTTTACCGATAGAAGCAGCGGTAATAGAACCTAAAGACTGAACTTGGAACAAGCAATCTGGGTCATCCATAATACGAATGAAAATATTTGTGTAACCAGCGTTAATTGCGCCAGCGGGCAAATATTGAGCATACAAAGGATAGCCTAATTGTTGACCAGATAACTGGTAACGAACGCCAACGCAAACACCTGTAAGTCCTACAGATGAAGTTGTTGGTGTAGCTGTTACTACTGTAGGCTGACCAGCAGAAGCCGCGCCTAATTGAACCAAGTCACCGTTATAGATAGCCGCAGTATTGTTTACAGTTAATGGAATCTCACGAATCACACCACCGTTAAATGCTTGACCACCGATAAGGTTAATTGGCTTTAATCCATAAGGACCAGAGAATGTTGCCATTTTAAACCTCCAATATTAAATTAATAAAAAATTATTTACCGCCGAAAGTAACTTTGGTAGACCTATCTTTAAACATAGGCATACGTGGGTCGTTTTCTCTTAAATACGTGTTGTCCACTGAGTCCATTTGAGATTCTGCAAGCTTCGAATAATGTTTAGCTCTTTGTTCCATCATCTCTCTAGGTGCTCGGCATAATACTAAACCACCAATTTCAATTGAACCTTTAAACTGTCCATCAACGGACGCGTGGGTCATAGCTTCAGGATAGTCTTCTGCCTTTACAGGTTCAAACCCCTCCCTACGGCTTTTAGAGATATTCATTGGGTCAGACGTTCCCATTAAGGAAGTTCTGCACCATCTATGTACCCAACCTTCGCGTTCGTCAATCCTTGGCAGCGTTTCAGGTGGTGCCCATGTATTTATAGGACGGGCATCTTTTTCGCGGGATTCTTGTTCACGATTTAATTTGATTGTTCCAGTAGTCATTATCTATCTCCATTCATTTGTTCGGCAACCTTGCGGGCGTATAATTCAAGTGGCACTCCTAACCGTTTAGCAATTTGTACTTGCGTGGTAGTTAGTTGTACTTTTTGTGGTGCAACAGAACGTGTAGCAGGAGCTACAACATTTGCGGCGGGCTTGGCTCGTGATTTCTCACGGGGTTTTTCTTCAGATTTCGTTTCGCTCCCGAAATATTCGGGGAATCTTTTATGAATTGTAGCACTAATTTTTTCATAATACTCATCTGTACCGACATATTTCTCACCAAATTCTCTGGCAAGTCTATTATGAACGGTTAAAGCTAGACTAGTCATATCCTCTTCTTCAGGCTTATCTCCCCCGTACCATGAGTTTTCATCTACCCATTTACTAAGTTTTTCATCCTGTTTAGGTTGAGCATTTGAAAGGTTATACTCTTGTTNTTTTATTTCAATAGGGCGTAAATCTTTAGCCTTATCTAGTCTAAGAGTAGCTTCTGCCAACCTTTGTTGTGATTCTACAACTGCATCGCTATCGCCGGCTTCATAAGCTTCTTTGTAAGCTTTTTTAGCCATAACTAATTCAGTTTCTGCGCTAGTCTTGCCTTGGTCAATAAACATCTTACTTCCCTCATGCAACTGGGACTGTAACCGTCTATTTTCTTCAATTGCAAGTTGGGCTACTTTAATAGCTTCTTCACGCATACGAATTGCCTCTTCTTTTGCGCGCCGCTCATCATGGTAACCACGACCTAACTTTTTAATACGTTTTTGTACTTTTGCGTCATAAGCTTCCAATTCGTCATCAGTAACTTCTTCTACTGATTCTTCCATTGGTTTACGCCCCTTGTCTTCTGGAGGCGTATCGTCTACAACTTCTATGTCTATTTCACCTACAGGTTCCTTTTGGGTACCTTTTTTTGCCTCATCAGGAAACTCATAAGTACCAAATTCATCTACAGGGACGGGTTTGCCGTTTTCGAACGTAACTGTTCCAAATTCTTCTGTTGCCATTTAAATCTCCTTATGCTCGTGATATTCCACGGGGGTCTTGAACAGTAGCTTCTACGCTATCATCATTAATAATCCTAAATTCTTGGCCATGAATCTTTAGTCTTGAACCCGAACTAGGTCTAATTAGAACAAAGTCGCCTACTTTGCAGAGTGGTCCGCTTGGGAAACGTGCTTTATCTTGATACGCATCAGGGCCAACAGCCATGACGAACAATACTGGAGTTAATACTTCTTCATATTGTTTTGCTTGGTCTGACTTTAAAATACCACCATCGTATTCATCGTTAGCTTGTGGAACCATACAGAGAATATGGTATCCGGCGGGTACTGGTAACTGCGTTGCTTTCTTTTCCGGCTCTGCTGGTAATTGAGATACATTACCTAGGGCATCGCTAATTAGAAGTTCACTCATCATCATCCTTTATTTTTTGCTCGCGGTCTTTAATCAAGTCTATAGCAAGGGCAAGACCCCGGATAACTCCTGCTACATTTCGATACTCTTCAAAACTTTTGCAATTGCCCTGGGCAATGAAATCTGATTTACCGCTAATTAGCTTCTGTAGTTCATTACAGAGATAGTCATATTCCGTCATTTATTTTCCTTTTTAGGCTCTTTTGGGGCATTTTGGATTGCGGTCCTTTGCTGTTCTAAAGATTGCTGATGTTGCTGATTTGTAGCATCTTTATTTTGCAAATGTTGTTGCATTGCTAAATCTTTCTTGCCTTTGTTATCTACCGCTTTAACTCCAATATCATGTGCATATTGACGTTCTTTACTTATTGCGTCTAACGCCATTCTGCCGCCATCAACCATGCGTTGAGTTTTTAATTTCTCTTGGCCCAAAGCAGTTGTAGCAGTTACTTGTAAAGCCGCGGTTCTTTGTTGTGACTGAATACGTTGTGCTTCAATATCAAGCTGTTTCATTTTAAGCTGAGCATCAGTTTGGTCTTTTTGAGACTTACGTTGTTGTTCTTGTTGCTTAATTTGTAACTCTTGCATTTGCATCTGAATAATTGGGTCTTGTGCTTGTTGAGCGGCTTGTTGCTGAGCAGCTTGTTGTTTATTCTGTTGCAGTAATGCTTGAGCTGCCTGAGCCATTTTTTGTGACATTGCGTATTCAACTTCTGGGGACATATTTTCGTCTTCTTCCTCGTTCATGTCATCCATATGCTGCTTCGGTAACGCCATACCAAGTTGTTTCTCAATTTCTTTGCGATACTGGAACCCGGCGTGCTCATTAATATGTGCCATCATTGTTGCTGCAAGTTGTTGAGCTTGTGGGTTATTTTGCAATAAAGCAATAATTTTAGGGTCATTCATAGCGGCTTGGTGCACTGCAATATGAGATTCATGGTCTTGGTAACTAAATGCCTTGACTGGTTTCATCATGAGAATGTTTTGGTTTTCCGTGACTGGGTCCGCCGGTTTCTGGTCATCCGACATTGGGATAAGCTTCGCTGCGTTCTTAATACCAAGAGTCTCGACCATCTGACGATGGAGGAACGGTAAATTATAGAGCTGTGGTGCCTGCTGCGCCAATTGCATAACTGCTTGCCACTGTACAATCTTTTGCGCCATCGTAGACGCATTTGGGTCGCTAACAGGTATGACTTCCACATCGTCATAGTCCGCTTTTTTCGCTGACGCTTTACCTTCCTCCGGTTCATAATCATATTCCTCTGGTGTATAGTCAGCAATAATATGCTTGAGTAACTTAAACTCTTGTTTCATCGCATAGTGCAGACGTGCTTGAATAGCACTCATTACCTTCAAAGTACGTTCAAGAATAGCTAAAGTTGTGCCAACCGGGGCGTTTCCACCCATATCGGATACTTGTAAATCACCAGCAGATACAAAATTTCTGCCTTCCGTAACAATTTGATTAAACAGTTGTGACAATGTTTGGCTAGGCTCTTTATACGGCAAGAGCATGATGTTATCTTTAATAACACCACTTGGTACGTCTACATCCCTGAATTCCCCCGGTGAAATAGGTGTGTCATCGCCTTTGACACGTAAACCCCTAGATTTAAGACCACCAGGTAAGTTAGAAAGGGTACCAGCATCAATAAGCTGACGCAACATAGTAGTAGCACTGCGGGCGTACCCACCAATAAGATGAATAAGACCATAGCCATAGAATCCAAACCCAGGTACGTATTGGTAGTGAACAAAATGTATCCTCTTTGATTTAAGTGTATCATCCTCTAGCCAGTTCCTACGAATAGCTAGTACTTTTCCGGTACTTTTTTCTATTGTAATTACATATGGTAATGCAACGCCAGTCTCTTCACCGTCTTGCTCATCTTCATATCCGGGCAAGTTATAGTCAACGTGCATTTCCAAGATACGGTATCTATTGTCGTTGGTAGCGGAAAAACCTTGTTCTTCAGCCTTGCGTTTTTCTATGTCGTCTAGAACAGCCATAGGTTCGCCTAAGTCTACGTCTCTGTAAAACCCAGCTACCATTAGTTTTTTAACATCGTTTTTAGTTTTACGCATAACGTGTGTCATACGCTCAGCAGTATCTAAATTCGAAGCACCATATGGTACCACAAAATCTTCGGCTGGTATAAACATTGCTACTTGTCTAGCTAAACTTGGGTCATAGTATATCTTTTTAAACGCTGAACCAGCTAACGGTAAGTTCCACAACAGCTTCTCATGCTCAGGTCTATACTCCGTCATTAAGTCCATTAACTTATAGTTCATATCTTCTGATACACGAACCGATGCTTCTTTTTTAGCNTTAGTCTCTTTACCAATAATCTGAGTCTTTACNGGACCTGAAGCTGGGAATGTCTCCATAATAGCTTCTGACTGGAATCTTACTACCGCTTCTGATAACATCGGATGAAATACCCCGCAAGCGCCAGCCCAAGGCTCAGTAGTCTCTTCGTACTTAAGTCCTAGTAACTTTAGACCTTGCACATAAGTATCAGCCCAATCTTTTCTACCATTTATGTCAGTCTCAAATAACCCAACTAAATCTGAACTTAGCGTCATTAGCTCTTGNTCAGACATATCCTCGGCAAGGTTCTTACTAAACTCTGGGTCACCNGCTTCTTCAATATCAATCTCCATATCACCATGCTTAATATGCACGGCTTCTGGGTCCACAATCTCAATCTCAAGTGGCTCCGCTTCTGCGGTTGCTGCTAAACCTTGCGGTGCCTGATATAACCCTTTATCTATTGCCATTATTTGTCCTTAAATCAAGTTGTAAAACCCGGCCTTTCTGTGGCCTTTAAAATACCTAATCTCATCTTTCTCATCCGTAGCCAGCCTGAGAAACCCTCCCTGCCTAAATCTCATTAATGCAAGTGTCATTGAGTCAACTAAGTCATCGTGTTCGCCGGATGGAAATGATGCAACTTCGTCTACTAGCTCTTCCGCCCATGACGTATTCGGTGCCCATACGTGACCTTCTGCAAATATATCCGCCACACTATTTAAACGTGAAACTTTATCCTGCCCTTTACCTGGGCTATAGTCATATACAGGAATACCCATCCTACGCAGCTCTTGAATTAACGGAGCACCCGCTGCTTTTTTCTCGACAATCAGTGCGTCAGGCTCAAACTCTTTCCATTTTTCGTAAGCTTTTGCCTTAAGTTCTGGAAACTCAATACGGTCTTTAAATGAATCTAGTAATATTATATTAGCTGTTTGGACTTTTGTAACATTATTTGTCTCAAAAAACACTCCCCATGTTGTACATGTAGAGAAGTCATTCACGGTTCTTGTCTCGTGTGCTGTGTCCCAAGACTGAATAATAAAGTTACATTCGGGTGGTTCATCTTCTTCCCAAACCTTCCACCACTCACGTTTAATAATTGCTGAGCTATCGCTTGTCGGCTGCTGCATATACTGCGCTTGCCATTTCTGGTTCGGCAACTCATTCTTTAATGCGGTAAGTTCTTTTAAATCCCAGAACTCAGGCCATAGGGGTTTACCCGAATCAAGAATAGCAGGGAACTCAATTACCTTCCACTCGTCACTACCACGCTGGGTCGATGACTTAACTACTTGTGCTGTTAAATCTCGCATACTCCAACGTGTCATAACAATAACTATTGCCCCGCCCGGCTGTAGACGCTGACGTGGACCAGACGTATACCACTCATAAGTCTTGTCATAAATTTCCGGGCTAAACTGAGCAATCGCAGCTTCTTGTTCCGAGTGAGGGTCGTCAATAATCAAGACATCAGCACCTTTACCAGTGACGGCACCACCAACACCAATAGCAAAATAGTCACCACCAAAATTAGTATTCCAACGCCCAGCGGCTTTGCTATCAGATTGTAGCTCAACTGTCGGAAATAATCTTTTATATGCATCGGAGTCTACTAAGTTACGTACTTTACGCCCAAACCCCACGGCAAGCTCTGCTGTATGGGATGTCTGGATAATTTTTTTGTTGGGGTACTTTCCAAGAAACCAAGCTGGTAATAAGTAAGAAGCAAACTCGGACTTAGTATGTCGTGGGGGCATGTTAATAATGAGCCTTTTACATTTTCCATTTGCCACTTCTTCAAATGCTTCTGCCATTCTTGCATGGTGCCTTCCAGCTATAAAATCGGGCCAAACTTCGTTAACAAATGCGAGAAAATCACTGCTACACTCCTCACGTTTCTCTCTTAAATCCAATTCTTCAATGATTTCAAGTACTTCTTGTGCTTCTTC